CACAAGATGCGGCAAAGAACAAACATTAATCGCAACAAATATAGGTCGCAATTCTTGGATTGATTGGCTTGATTTTGTTGAGGGTGCAAATGATGAACTTCCAGGACTACAAAATTTAAAAGAACAATTACTAGATCCGCCAGCATTACCTGAAGAGCTCATTGAAGGAATACTTCGGTGCGGACATAAGATGCTTATTTCTGGATCATCAAAAGCAGGCAAATCATTCTTGCTTATGGAACTTGCTGTGGCGTTATCAGAAGGAATGATGTGGATGGGTTTCAAATGTAAGAAATCGAGAGTGTTGTATATCAACCTAGAAATTGATTCAGCATCATTTATTAATCGTTTTGCTGAGATTTATAAGGCATTAAAAATTACACCGAAGCATAGCGACAATATTTCTATTTGGAACCTTCGTGGACATGCTGTTCCGCTTGATAAACTAGTGCCTAAACTAATAAGAAGAATATCAAATAAGCAATACAATGCAGTAATCATCGATCCAATTTACAAGGTTATTACAGGTGATGAAAACAATGCTTCAGAGATGGGTGCATTCTGTAATCAGTTTGACAAGATTTGTAACGAAACAGGATCAGCAGCTATTTACTGTCATCATCATTCAAAAGGTGCTCAAGGTTCAAAACGAGCAATGGATAGAGCGTCTGGTTCGGGTGTATTTGCACGTGATCCCGATGCACAACTGGATATGATCCAACTCGATGCACCAGAAGAATTTATAGCAAACTATGCCGACAACTTATCGGATACTGCATGGAAACTTGAATGTTCATTACGTGAATTCAAGAACTTCAAACCTCGCAATTTTTGGTTTAAATACCCTATCCATGTACTAGATACATCGGGTGACCTAGACAAACTTTTCTCGGAAGGTTCAACAGAAGCCAACCTAGCAAAATCAGGTAAGAGAGGTCAAACTCCCGAAACAAGAAAAGAAGAGTTTGATAGAGCATTCGATATCTGTTCTGAAGATGGAATTACAGCAAATGCGGAAACAGTAGCCGAGTATCTTGGCATAAAACCGAGAACTGTACGTGATAGAGTTAATGAATTTGCTAATGAATACAGTACGCATAAAGGTCTTATTACAAGGCATGAAAAAACTGGCGGAAAGGAAAACAACAAGTAATCCGCCAGAAATTACAAAACTGGCGGAAAGGAAAAAAATCCCTATCTGCCAGCAGAAAAAAACTGGCACAAAAACTGGCGGAAAGGGCTTATATATAGGTAGCTACCGCCACCAGCACCGCTGACGCTTTGTCGTAGTAGGATAAGGGCTTCAGAATCAGCCCTATCCCTACAACAAAAGCATCAACGTCAGCACAAGTTTTCTGCCAGACTCAAAAACTAAAAAGGAGCGAAGTTGATGAAATTATTTTTATTAATGGAACCACCTACAGTGACGGCTCAGCAAGCGAAGGTAGCGGTGGTTGGAAATAGACCTATGTTTTATAAGCCAGAGAAAGTTAAAACAGCAAGGCAAATGCTTATTAGACATCTGAAACCTTTCAAACCACCTAGCCCGTATGAAGGTGCGATTGAGCTTCATGTTGTTTGGTTATTTCCAAAAGGTAAATCACACAAGCATAACGAATGGCGGATTACCAAGCCTGATACTGACAACCTTCAAAAAATGCTCAAAGACTGTATGACAGATGTTGGTTTCTGGAAAGATGATGCACAAGTGGTAAAAGAGACAGTTGAAAAGCGATGGTCAGATGAACCTACAGGTATTTCAATAGAAATGGACAAATTAGATAAGATTCTAAAAGGAGGCTAGTACATGGACAAAAAAACTTATTTATCAAGATATCATAATTTGGTATTGAAAATGAATCATTTAAAAAATGATATTAATAGATGTCAGGAACTAGCAGACTCCATTCCTGGTCCTAAGTATGATGATATGCCTAGAAATCCTAATAGAAATACGGATGCACCATTTGTAAAGTGGATACTTCGTAAGATTGATAATGAGCATGAATTAGAAAGACTCGAACCTCAAGCCGAAAGATTAAGAAATGAAACTTTAGATGCTATTGCTAACATAGGTGATACAGAATTAGAATCAGTGCTTATTCATCGTTATATCTATTGGAAGTCTTGGAACGAGATATCTGATCTAATATTTGCTTCATCAAGCACTGTTAGAAGACTACATAACAAGGCTATGGAACAATTTAATATACCAGAATAAAATGGCAAGGCATGACAAGGCGTGGCAACTTGTGACAAGCAAGTCTATGTGGTATGATATAATTGGCAAAAGCCATAGAGATAGTGAAGGTCAACAGAGTCAAATCTGCTGGCCTTTTTTCATGCCAAAAGGAGGAATTGCTGTGCCAAGTAAGCCAAAGAAACCATGTGCATTTCCTGGTTGTCCTAAACTTACTTTAGATGTTTATTGCGAAGAGCATGCTTCATTAAGACAGAAACAATATGATCGTTATAACAGAGCACCAAATCATGATAAGAAGTATGGTAACAACTGGAAACGTATACGTGGGTTGTATGTAAAGAAGCATCCACTTTGTGAGAGATGTTTAAAGGAAGGAAGAATCACACCTGTTGAAGAGGTTCATCACATCGTACCTCTTTCTCGTGGAGGAACTAACCAGTTTAGTAATTTAATGTCGCTATGCCAAAGCTGTCATACAATAATCCATTATGAAATTGGTGACCGCAGTTGATGGTAGGGGGAGTCAAATCTCTACAAATTTTTAATTCGACACCGAGGCTGGGGTTTCGTGCGAATTTTTTTCATTTCAAAGGGGGTATTAAGCGATGGCGAAGGACGGTACTGCTAGAGGCGGTGCAAGAATAGGTAGTGGAAAGAAACCTACCAACAAAAATAAGGTGGAAGTGTTAACTACAACCTTTGATAATATGTCGGATTTTGTTACACCAGATGAAATTGAAGGTGTCGATGTTCCACCGATAAAAGATTATTTAAAAGCAAAGCAAAAAAATGGAAAAGACTTATATGCTCAGGACATTTTCAAGACCACTTACTTGTGGCTAAAGAAACGAGGCTGTGAAAACCTAGTCGGTAATCAATTAATCGAACAGTATGCGATGAGTGTTTCTCGTTGGATTCAATGTGAAGAAGCGATATCAGAATTTGGTATGCTAGCAAAACATCCAACAACAGGAAATGCAATCGCCAGTCCGTTTGTTTCAATGTCGCAGGCATATATGAAACAAGTAAACCAAATCTGGTATCAAATCTATTCCATCATTCAAGACAATGGATCAGCTGAAATTGACGAACTTGATCCACAGGATTTAATGATGGAAAAATTACTGAAAGCCAGAAAAATGTAAGAGGAGGAAAATGTAAATGTACGAAAAAGTAAATCCATGCCATCCAGATAAGGTTGCAGATAGAATTGCTGGTGCTATTGTTGACTTAGCATACAAGCAAGCAGAAAATCCAAGAATCGCAGTTGAGGTATTAATTGGTCATGGTAAATGTCATATTATTGTGGAAACTTCTGTGTTTATTTCTGAAGGCGATGTTCTTGATGCAGTTCATAGAATAGCTGGTGAAATCATGGTTGACTATAAAGAAGTGCCACAAGATATTAATTTAGCATATAACCAAGCCGATAGAATTCGCTGTGGGGATAATGGAATCTTTAAAGGAGTACCACTTACTAAAGAGCAAAAGAAACTATCGAAGATTGCTCATAGCATTTATACAAAGTATCGCACTGACGGTAAATACATCCTCAATGGTGATCGATTGATTATTTGTCAAAGTAATGCTAATAAAGCTGAAATCCAAAACGAGTATCAAGATGCCGAAATAAATCCTATCGGTGATTGGACTGGCGGAACTGACGTAGATACTGGTGCAACTAATAGAAAACTTGGATCTGATATGGCCGACTCAGTTACTGGCGGTGGGCTTCATGGTAAAGACCTATCCAAAGCTGATGTAAGCGTAAATATCTATGCTTGGTTAAAGGCTCAAGAAACAGATGCTCCTGTTGAATTTTGCTGTGCTATTGGAGATGAGATTATCGATGGCAGACCATATTCAGAAATCGTTGAGATCGTTCGTGAGTTCATTAGTGATCTAGGCGGTTTTGAGAAATTTGCAGAATGGGGATTAGTATAATGGCAAAAACATCAGTAAAAGAATTCAAATTAGTTAATGTCGAGTTGTTAGTGCCGTACGCTAACAATGCAAGAACCCACTCTAAAGAGCAAATTAAGAAGATACAATCATCACTTCGAGAGTTCGGTTTTATTAATCCTTTGATTATTGATAGAGAACATAACGTTCTAGCTGGGCATGGTAGACTTGCAGCAGCCAAAGCTGAAGGCTATAAAGAGGTGCCATGTGTATTTGTTGAGGACTTAACTGAAGCTCAGAAGAAAGCATACATTCTTGCAGATAACCGTATGGCTCTTGATGCTGGTTGGGATGAAGAACTATTAGCAGTAGAACTTGAAGGTTTATCTGATCTAGGTTTCGATTTATCACTTACTGGTTTTGATGAAAAGGAACTATCTAACCTATTCAAAAGTGATGAAGCTGAAATAGAAGATGACGATTACGATTTAACAGAAGCTTTAGAAAAAGCAGCATTCGTGGAATATGGTGATCGCTGGATTGTTGGTCGCCATGTTTTAGTTTGTGGTGATGCTACCAAACTAGATGATGTCAATAAACTCATGGGTGGTAAAAGAGCAAACTTGCTTCTGACCGATCCGCCTTACGGAGTTTCGTTCACGAGTTCAAGTGGACTCAAGATTAAAAACGACTCACTCAAGAATGAAGAGTTCTATCAGTTCTTATTGAAGGCATTTAAGAACATGGTTGATCACTGCGAGCCTGGTGCATCGGCTTATTGTTTCCATGCAGATACAGAAGGATTGAACTTTAGAACAGCTTTTCATGATGCAGGACTACACTTAGCAGGTTGTTGCATTTGGGTGAAAGACTCACTGGTTTTAGGTAGATCCGATTATCAGTGGCAACATGAACCTATACTTTATGGTTTCTTAAAAAATGGTACACATCGCTGGTATTCGGATAGAAAGCAAACAACTATCTGGAACTTTAAGAAACCGAAAAGAAATGAAAATCATCCAACGAGTAAGCCACTTGACCTTCTTTCATATCCTTTAGGAAACAGCTCACAAGAGAATGCCATTGTTGTTGATACATTTGGTGGTTCAGGTTCCACTTTGATGGCTTGCGAACTAACAAATAGAATCTGCTACACAATGGAAATCGATGAAAAGTATGCGTCAGTTATTCTAAGAAGATACGTTGAAAACACAGGTGATGCTGAAAATGTTTATTGTATCAGAAACGGACAAAAAGTAGCATACGCAGATGTTGTTAAGCAAGTTGACGGCAGTTCAGACAATTCTAGTACTAATGACTTGATATAAATGCCGTTTAGAGCGATATATATAGTACCTTAAAGGAGGTATAGAAATGGCAGAGAAAACAATAGAAGAATTAAGAACTGAGCTAAAGGAAACTTGTGAAAAGTATGATACAAGATTTTCTGGGATTGAGTATTTAGTTAACTATTACATTAATTCACTGAAATGGACTGAAAAAGAAGCACTCGAATATGCGTTGAAGTTATTTCACAATGGAACAATCACACAGATTAAACTTATAGGTAAAGATGGTAAAGAATTATGATAACCAAAAAGCAACTTGCTGAATTAAGAATCACGTATCCAAAAGGCACAAGGATCGAACTACTGAAGATGGACGATTTTCAAGCACCGCCACTTGGCACAAAAGGAACGGTCGTTGGAGTTGATGATATTGGCTCCATTTTAGTTCATTGGGACAACGGAAGTTCGTTAAATCTTATATATGGCGAAGACCTATTTAGAGTAATAACCGAAGACAAAGTTTGATATATAAATATATCAAAAATAGTTGAAAAATACTTCTCAAATGACTTGATATAAATTGCTTTTAGAGTGATATATATACACGACAAAAGAAACACGCAAGTCTAATGAGGAGGATTAAAATGAAAGAAAAAATCAAAAACCAAATCGACAACATGAAGAATCAAACAATCGGTGTTGAGATTGAAATGAACAACATTACAAGAAAGAAGGCAGCAGAACTTGTAGCCGATTTCTTTGGAACCAGAGCGTGGAACGCAGCAAGCGAATACGGGTATTCAACATGGGCCTGCAAAGACACAAGCGGTAGAGTTTGGAAATTTCAAAAGGATGTAAGCATTGCTGGACTAGACGATGAAAAATGCGAAATGGTGACACCAATTCTTAAATACGAAGATATCAATGCATTACAAGAGATAATCAGAATTCTTAGAAAGGCTGGAGCAAAAAGCGATGCAACAAGAATGTGTGGAGTTCACATTCACATTGGAGCAAACGGACACACACCAAAGACAATGAGAAACTTAACAAACATCATGGCAAGCCACGAGAGTTTATTAGCAGTATCATTAGAAATTGATAGAAGCAGAATCGGAAGATACTGCAAAACGGTTGATCCAAGATTCCTTACAGCATTAAACAAAAAGAAGCCATCAACAATGAGCGGTTTCGCAGATGTTTGGTATAGAAGCCAAAACGAAGATTATGGAAGAACTCAACATTACAATGGTTCAAGATACCACATGCTAAACTTCCATGCAACCTTCACAAAAGGAACAATTGAATTCAGACTATTCCAATTTGATGCACCTAAAGATGGCAAGCAAAACGGGCTTCACGCAGGACAACTTAAGAGTTACATTCAATTATGCCTAGCCTTAAGTCAAATGGCTAAGGAAGCCAAAGGAGCCTCACCAAAGCCACAACAAAACGAGAATCCTAAATACGCAATGAGAACTTGGCTACTTAGACTTGGATTCATTGGTGAGGAATTCGCAACAGCAAGAGAGTTCTTAACAAAGAGATTATCAGGCGATGCAAGCTTTAGAAGCGGGGTAAGACCTGCTTCTACGGTTTCAGCTTAAGGAGGTGCAGCATGAGTAAATACTACATTGCTTATGGTAGCAACCTTAACATTAACCAGATGAAAAGAAGATGTCCAACTGCAAGAGTTATAGGGACTGGGTTCATTGAAGATTATGAACTTCTCTTCAAAGGAAGCAAAACTGGTGGTTACCTAACAATTGAAAAAGCGGAAGGCAAATCACTGCCAGTTGCTATTTGGAAAGTAACTGAACTTGATGAACAAGCACTTGATAGATACGAAGGTTATCCAACCTTTTATTATAAAGCTGATGTTGAAATTGATATCAAAGGGATCAAAACAGGCAAAGAGTATCGAAAGAAAGCATTCGTTTATATCATGCACGAGGATCGAGATGTAGGGATGCCTTCAAAGTACTATGTGATGACTTGTCTTGAAGGTTATAAAACATTTGGATTTAGTCCTAAGTATCTAGAAGATGCAATATTAAAAAGTATGGAGGTTAGCAATGAAAACAACAACTGATTTTATTAAAACTTGTCCTTTGTGTGGTAAGGAGTACAAAGGCCATCCAGCGATTTCAAGAGTAGATAACCAAACACCGATATGCCCTACTTGCGGAACCAGACAGGCTCTTGAGGGACTTGGTTTGAAACCTGACGAAATTGAAAAGATAATACTCGAAATTCCAAAAATTGAGGATTTGTAAAGATTTATATCAAAACAAGGAAGTCGACTTAATATGGTCGGCTTTTCTTTTACAAAAATATGGAGGATGAGGTTTTGGGAAGATTAAAGACTTATGTTCCTACCAAGTTCAAAGCCAAAAACTCCGTTTACAGTAAAGAAGCAGCAAACAGAGCTGTATGCTTTATTGAATCACTAAAACACACAGATGGAGTTTGGTATAAAAAGCCGTTTGAACTCCTTAATTGGCAGGAACAAATAATTAGAGACGTATTTGGAATTTTGAAGCCAAATGGATATAGACAGTTTAATACTGCATACATCGAAATACCAAAGAAACAAGGAAAGAGTGAACTAGCAGCAGCGGTCGCTCTTTTACTTACTTGTGGAGACTTTGAAGAAGGTGCTCAAGTATATGGTTGTGCTGCTGATAGAAACCAAGCGAAGATTGTATTCAATGTTGCAAAGAAAATGGTCGAGCTTAATAAGACATTGAAAAAAGCAGTTAAGATCTCTGAATCAAAAAATAGAATCGAATACAAAAACAGCTTTTATCAGGTTCTTTCTGCAGAAGCTTACTCAAAGCATGGCTTCAATATACATGGTGTTGTATTTGATGAGCTTCATGCTCAACCAAACAGAAAACTATATGATGTTATGACAAAAGGTTCTGGTGATGCCAGAAAGCAACCTTTGTTTTTTCTTATTACAACAGCAGGTGATGATACAAATTCTATTTGTTATGAAGTGCATCAAAAAGCAATGGATATCCTTGAAGGAAGAAAAATTGATCCAACATTTTATCCTGTCATTTATGGTGCTGATCCTGATGATGATTGGACTGATCCAGAAGTTTGGAAAAAGGCTAATCCTAGTCTAGGAGTGACAGTAGACATTGAAAAAGTAAGAGCTGCTTGTGAATCCGCAAAGCAAATGCCAAGTGAAGAGAACTCCTTCAGGCAGTTAAGGTTAAATCAATGGGTGAAACAAGAAAAACGCTGGATGCCCATGCGGAAGTATGATGCTTGCTATGTTGATTTTAATCCAGAAGATCTGGAAGGTCGTGTATGTTATGGCGGACTTGACCTCTCGTCTTCAATGGATATTACAGCCTTTGTACTTGTCTTTCCGCCACAAGAAAATGAAGATAAATATCATGTATTACCTTACTTTTGGATACCTGAAGAGAATATGAAGCAAAGAGTAAGTCGTGACCATGTTCCATATGATTTATGGACATCACAAGGTTATCTAAAAACAACAGAAGGTAATGTTATCCACTATGGTTATATCGAGTCCTTTATTGAGGAACTAGGAAAAAAATATAACATTAAAGAAATAGCCTTTGACCGATGGGGTGCTGTTCAGATGACTCAAAACCTAGAGAACATGGGTTTCACAGTTGTTCCCTTTGGACAGGGTTTTAAGGATATGAGTCCACCAACAAAGGAACTTATGAACTTGGTTGTTGGCAAGCGTATCGCACACAATGGTAATCCAGTCCTTCATTGGATGATGGATAATATCTCAATTAGAGAAGATCCAGCTGGAAACATTAAAATGGATAAATCTAAATCAGTAGAAAAAATAGATGGTGCTGTAGCAACGGTTATGGCACTTGATAGAGCAATAAGAAACGAAGGATCTTCTGAGTCTATATATGATTCAAGAGGTCTTTTATTTATTTAAGGAGTGATAGATATGGGAATATTTAAAGGTATTTTTAAGGCAAGAGATAAGCCTGAAAATAGAACAGTTGGAAGCAATTATACATTTTACATGGGTGGCTCAACTGCTGGAAAGACTGTGACAGAACGAAGTGCTATGCAAATGACTGCAGTTTATTCTTGTGTTCGTATCTTGGCTGAGGCTGTTGCTGGGCTTCCACTTCATTTTTATAGATATAAAGATGATGGAAGTAAGGAAAAAGCACTGGATAGTAACTTATATCGTTTATTACATGATGAACCTAATCCTGAAATGAGTTCATTTGTATTTAGAGAAACGCTAATGACTCATTTGCTTTTATGGGGTAATGCTTATGCTCAAATTATTAGAAATGGTAAAGGTGAGATTATTGCTTTATATCCTCTAATGGCAAACAAAATGACGGTAGATAGAGACGATGAAGGTCACCTTTACTACAGTTATTCAAGAAGTACGGAAGAAGCTAATGCAAAAGAAAACTCAACTGTTGTATTATCTCCTAGAGAAGTACTTCATATTCCTGGACTTGGATTTGATGGACTAGTTGGTTACTCACCAATAGCAATGGCAAAGAATGCAATAGGTCTTGCAATGGCGACTGAAGAATATGGAGCTAAGTTCTTTGCAAATGGTGCAGCACCTTCTGGTGTACTTGAGCATCCAGGAACAATAAAAGATCCAGCAAGACTTAGAGAAAATTGGAATTCTACATTTGGTGGTTCAATAAACTCAGGTAAAGTTGCTGTTCTTGAAGAAGGAATGAAGTATACACCAATTTCTATCTCACCAGAACAAGCACAGTTTTTAGAA